GCTGCAATCGCCAACTTCGGCCAAGACAGCAGCTTTGCAGGCAACAAGACAGCGCAAGGCAACACGGACGACAATGGCGTGGGCGATTTCTACTACAGCCCCCCATCTGGTTATCTTGCGCTTTGCACTGCCAACTTGCCTGACCCTGCCATTGACCCTGCACGGGACGATGTGCCTGCGGATTACTTTAATACGGTGACTTGGACGGGCGATGCTACAACAAAGCAAATTCCATTAGATTTTACTGCCGATTTCGTATGGGCTAAAAGACGCAATGGTGCTGACAGTCATGTCTTGTATGACTTTATTCGTGGTGAGAATGTTCAGCTTAGCTCAAACTCAACAGCAGCAGATGCTACAAATGACTATGGCTTAGACTTCTTAGGTCACGATTATCTTGAGGTAGATGGAACAAAATACTTTGGTGGTGGCGGTGGCGGTTCACCTACGTTTGCCGCATGGAACTGGCTTGCAGGCAATGGCACATCTAGCAACACAGACGGGTCAATCACAAGCACAGTCTCTGTGAACCAGAAGGCGGGTTTCTCTATTGTGAGTTATACGGGGACGGGTGCTAATGCCACTGTTGGGCATGGGCTTGGGGCAAAGCCTGCTTGCATGATTATTAAAGAGCGGGACAATGCTGCTAACTGGATTGTCTATCATCAGTCTTTGACGGCTGATAAATTCATGATCCTAAACCTGACAAACGCAGAAGCTGACTTCACGCCTATATTCAATGACACAGAGCCGACATCAAGCGTATTCACTGTCGGAACTAATGGCGACATCAACGGGTCAACCGATGAATACATTGGTTACATATTCGCAGAAGTCGAGGGCTACTCGAAGTTTGGCAGCTACACGGGCAATGGCAGCACGGATGGGCCGTTTGTTTACTGCGGGTTTAGGCCTGCTTGGATTATGTGGAAAAACGCAAGCATAACTGGCAACTGGCAAATAATAGACAACAATAGAGATACTTATAATGTATCCAACACCCTTCTGAACCCAAATTCTTCCGTTGCAGAATCTGTTTCTGGCGGGAATATAGCAGACTTTACTTCTAACGGATTTAAGGTTCGCGGAACTGGAAGCGTGGTTAACGGCAGTGGAAACAATATAATCTACATGGCCTTCGCCGAAAACCCATTCAAATACGCCAACGCGAGGTAACACACTATGGCATGGACTTTTAACAATAAGATCATCCGCGAAGGCAGAAGCTGGACGGATAACAATGGCATCAAGCACCCGACTAACTGGGGTCGCTGGAGTGATGCTGAGAAACAGGCAGCAGGCTTGGTCTGGAAGGAAAATCCAAAACCATACGATAACCGCTTCTGGTGGGATGCTGACACGCCCAAAGCATTGGATGATGTTAACGCTGTAGACGAGAACGGCGATCCTGTGCTTGACGAAGATGGCAATCAGGTTGTCACGCTTGGCCTCAAGTCAGTTTACAAAAGCCAGACCAAAGTCACAGCAGGCGGCTTGTTAACGGCAACCGATTGGTATGTGGTTCGCAAAGCAGACGATGGCTCTGAGGTACCTATTGATGTTGCTAATTACCGCGCAGCTATCCGTGCATACTCCGGTTACCTCGAGGGTTTGATTGATGGCGCTGCGGATCACGCAGCTTTTGTTTCACTGTTTGAGAATACCGAAGATACTACATCCCCATTCTCTTCTTGGCCGGAGAAATAATAGATGGATTGGGTTAAGCCGATTATCAGTATACTCTTCGCGGCTGTTGTCAGCTTAATCGCATGGAACATCAAGACTACCAATGACCTACAACTAAAGATTACTAGAATGGAAGTCATCCTGCAGAATATCGCAATGGAGAACTAAATGGCTGACGATCAGCGCCTTGACCGGATAGAACAAAAACTAGATAAACTGGCTGACGCTGTAGTCTCACTAGCCCGAATGGAGGAGCGGATGCTCACTCTGTTCAAGCGTATGGACGCACACGACAACCGCCTCTCCAAAACAGAAGAAGAGGTGGATGACCTGAAGAGCCGTGTAGGTACTAACGGACAGGCACTGCGCTTTGCAGAACGGGTCTTCTGGATTGTTGTTGCAGCCGGTGTAACCTACGCATTCAAGAGTACAACAGGACAATGAGACGTATCAACGAAATCTTTGTACACTGCTCAGCTACCAAACCTAACTGGATGGGCAATGCAGCTACGGGCCGTAAGGTTAACGAGATCCGTAGGTGGCACGTAGAGGAGAGGGGTTGGTCAGATATTGGTTACCACTACCTTATTGACCGTAATGGTGACCTTGCAGATGGTCGTCCTGTTCAACGTGCAGGCGCTCATGTAAAAGGTCACAACTCTAACTCTATTGGCATCTGTCTAATTGGTGGTCACGGTGGTGCATCTACAGATAAGTTTGAAGATCATTTCACAGAAGAGCAAAAAAATACTTTGCTTGAACTGGTTAATAACTTGACAGCTAACTATCCGGATGCTAAAATAAGAGGGCATAACGAAGTAGCTGCTAAGGCATGTCCTTCCTTTAACGTAAAAGAGTTTCTTAACCATGAGCAAACCAAAGACGTACAAGCGGGAAGTGGCTTCAATACTGCTAGTCTCTTTAGCATTATTAACATTCTTCTGGGTCTACTTCGGAAATGAAATGGCAGGCGAAGCGGTTAAGGTTCTGAACCTACCGATCTTTGCCTTTGCAGGTGCAGCCTTCGGACTGGACTCTGTAGTTAAACAGTGGAACGTAGGTAACGGATGACTTCTGCAGCAGAACAAATTAGACTTGCTGCTGAACAGGATCTGGTAACCTTCATTAAACTGGTAGCACCGGAACAGGTCTTAGGGCAGTGTCACGAAGACGTATGTAACTGGTGGATTAGACCGGATTCTAAATCCCACCAACTGCTACTCTTCCCACGAGATCACGGTAAGTCTAGACTGATTGCTTATAGAGTAGCATGGGAACTGACTAAAGACCCTACGCTACGTATTCTCTATATCTCTGCTACGGCTAACCTTGCTGAGAAGCAGTTGGGTTTTATCAAGGGTATTCTTACTTCTGACACCTACAGACGCTACTGGTCTCAACACGTACACGCAGACGAGGGTAAGCGCAGCCGGTGGACTACAAGCGAGATTGCGTTAGACCACCCACTGAGGAAGAAAGAGAATGTCAGAGACCCTTCTATCTTTACTGGCGGTCTTACTACTTCTCTTACCGGTATGCACTGTGACATTGCTGTACTTGATGATGTGGTTGTTTATGAGAATGCTTACACAGGTGAAGGCCGGAATAAAGTCAAAAGCCAATACTCCCTCCTCTCCTCTATCGAAGGGGCGAACGCAAAGGAGTGGGTCGTAGGCACGAGGTATCATCCGGCAGACCTCTACAATGATCTGATGCAGATGACCGAAGACCTCTACGATGAAGAGGGTAACAAGGTCGCAGAGGATAACATATACGAGGTATTTGAGAGAGCGGTTGAGGACATGGGTGATGGAACTGGTGAGTTCCTCTGGCCTCAGCAACAACGTAAGGACGGGAAGTTCTTCGGTTTTAACAGACAGATCCTCGCTAAGAAAAGAGGGCAGTACCTCGACAAGTCTCAGTTCCGCGCGCAGTACTACAATGACCCGACAGACCCTGACAACGTACCGGTAGGGTCAGACAAGTTTCAGTACTATGAGCGTAAGCACCTTAAGCAAGAGGCTGGCTTCTGGTACTACAGAGACAACAAGCTGAATGTATTTGCTGCAGTAGACTTCGCCTTCAGTCTCTCTAAGAAGGCAGACTACACAGCCATTGTGGTAGTCGGTATTGACGCAGACAATAACATCTACGTTCTTGATATTGACCGTTTCCGCACTGACCGCATCTCTGAATACTTTGACCATATCTTTCATCTTGTAAGCAAGTGGTCATTTAGAAAGATGAGGGCCGAAGTTACAGTAGCCCAACAAGCTATCGTAAGGCAACTGAAGGAACTAATTAAGCAACACGGTCTAAGTTTGTCGGTGGACGAGTTTAGACCAAACAGACATCAGGGTAACAAGGAAGAGCGTATTGCTGCAGTACTTGAGCCTAGATATGACAACCTTCAGATCTGGCACTATAGAGGCGGTAACGTCCAGACCCTTGAAGAAGAACTTATGTCCCGCAACCCGCCTCACGATGACGTTAAAGATGCTCTGGCCTCTGCGGTAGATATGGCAGTTAAACCTGCTAAGCAGGTGAGAAGAGTTAAAGAACAGACCATCGTGTGGGCAGGAAACAGGTTTAGAGGATAACTAAATGGCAGGTGAGACCATCGAAATAGAACACATGTTGTCTCCTGACCATGTGGCTACAGAGATTGCTAATCGTTGGAGAGAGTGGTCTAACCTCCGTACTCAGAAGGTAGAGGAGTGGAAAGAACTCCGTAACTACCTTTATGCTACGGATACACGTACGACTAAGAATGCTATGCTTCCTTGGTCTAATAGTACCACCACTCCAAAGCTAACTCAGATCATGGACAATCTCCATGCTAACTATTTTGCTACGCTCTTTCCTCAACGTAAGTGGTTCCGCTTTGAGGCTTCTACTTCTGAAGACAACGTAAAACGTAAGCGCGATACAATTCAGGCTTATCTTGATAACAAAGTCAACCAGTCTAACTTTGTTAACACAGCCTCTGATCTAATCTACGACTACATCACATACGGCAACTGTTTCGCTACAGTGGTATGGGAAGAGAACTATACGTATCTCGAAGAGCAGGGGCTTACACCTAACTACATCGGACCTAAAATGGTTCGTATTTCTCCCTTTGACATTTGCTTTAATCCTACCGCCTCCTCCTTTGGTAAGACTCCAAAGATCATTAGATCTCTCAAGACTTTGGGTGAGCTAAAGCGGATGGCAAACGAGGACGCAGATATTGAGGCTGCGTTCAACAGACTTATCAAGGGTCGCTCTGCAGTCAGGGGTACCGAGTCTACTCAGGCAAAGGCAGAGGCCTTTATCGCTGATGGTTTTAGCTCTATCCAACAATACTACGAGTCTGACTACGTAGAGATACTTACCTTCTACGGTGACATCTACGATAGAGAGTCCGGTACTTATCACAACTCTCGTGTGATTACTGTTTTCGACAGGGCCTATGTAGTCTCTAACGAACCGGAGCAAAGTTGGTTGGGTGGTTCTCCTATCTTCCACGCAGGGTGGAGACCTAGACCGGACAACCTCTACGCTATGGGTCCGCTGGACAATCTGGTTGGTATGCAGTACCGCATTGACCACCTTGAGAACCTCAAGGCAGACGTGTTCGATCAGATCGCCTACCCAATCCTTAAGATCAGGGGTGACGTAGAAGACTTCGACTTTGCCCCTGCCGCACGTATCTACTTGGGCGAAGAGGGTGACGTAGGTTACCTTGCACCGGATGCTACCGCCCTACAGGCCGACATGCAGATCCGCTTGTTGGAAGACAAGATGGAAGAGATGGCCGGTGCGCCGAGACAGGCGATGGGTATTCGTACAGCCGGTGAGAAGACTGCCTTCGAGGTGCAGACACTGCAGAACGCAGCAAGCCGTATCTTCGAACACAAGACAGCACACTTTGAACGGGTATTCCTCGAACCAATTCTAAATGCTATGCTTGAGACTTCCCGCCGTAACATGAACACCTCTGACGTAATCCGTGTTACTGATGAAAACAGAGGAGTCTCTCTCTTCCGTGACATCACTCGTGATGACATTGTGGCTAAGGGTAAGATCGTTCCTGTTGGTGCGAGACACTTCTCTGAGAGAGCAAGACGGATACAGAACCTGCAACAACTGTATCAGATTAAACTGTCTGATCCTGCTGTAGCTGCTCACATGAGTGGTAAGGAGTTTGCTCGTATCCTTGCAGATGAACTGGGTGAGCCTACACTATTCAGCGAGAACGTCATGGTAGCTGAACAGCTAGAGACACAACAGGCTACACAGGAAGCAGAAATGCTGAACCAAGAGCAACTATCTATTAAAGAACAGATGGGTATTTAATGCAGTCTATCTGGCTTAAGGGACACAAGGATAAAACTCAACGCAAGAAAGAGGTGATGGCATACCGTAATGCCTTCGATGCGTTGAAAGAGGTTCTCGAACAGGAGTATAAGAAAAAACCTGCTGTTCGTGACTACGAGGTTCCCAACTGGGAACTTAGACAGGTGGCAGTCAACGAGTATAACCAATGTCTCGACGATCTGCTTAAACTTATACAACTAGATAAGGAATAACACATGAGTGTATTCTCTGAGGAGGCGCAACCAAACGCACCGCAAGAGACAGAGCAAGCCACAGAGACAACCGAACCTACGGAGTCTTATGTTGCCAAGCTCGTAGAGGCTAAAGGAGATAACTGGAAAAATCCTGAGGTCCTCGCAAAAGGTAAACTTGAGTCTGATCGCTACATTAGTGAACTAGAGGCTCAACTAAACCAAATGCGGGAAGACCTTAAAAAAGAGGATTATGCAGAAAAGATTCTCCAAGAGATTCGTAATAAGGCCACAGAATCAAGCACTGTGAATGAGTCTCTGCCCAAAAATAATAATGCTGACGCCAATAAGCTAGACACACCACAGGCTAGTTTAAGCGAGGAAGACCTGAAGAGCCTTGTCGAAAAAACACTTACAGAGCGTGAGACGCAGAGTACTGTAAACCAGAACCTAAAAGTCGTAGACGAGGAACTGACAAAACAGTACGGTACCGAAGCCCAGAAGACTATCGCTAAGAAGTCAGAAGAGTTAGGTATTTCTATGGACCGGATGAAAGAGATTGCCTCTGAGTCTCCCACTGCTTTCTTTGCTCTTATCGGTGAGGGTAAGAAGAACTTTAACCCTATGGTTAACAGTTCTATTCGAACCGAAGGTGTTAACACGCAAGCCTCTACAGAACGTGACTGGACCTTTTACCAGAAGCTTCGTAGGGAAAACAAAAACCTTTATTACACACCGAAAATCCAACAACAACTTATGGAAGATAAACTAAGGTTGGGTGACAAATTCGGTCTGTAACAATTAGGAGATGACTAATGGCCGGTATGACTTCTGCCACTAGCTACCTGACTCGCTCTGATGTATGGGGTCAGGAGCTTAAAGAACTTCTGCGTGATGAAATGCAGGCACAACGCTACGTGCGTATGCTTGAGGGTTTCCCTGATGGTGACACCTTCCACATCCCGCAGATCGGTACAACCACTGTACGTGACTACACTGAAGATAACGCAGTAACCTACGATCCGTTGGCGACTGCAGACTTCACCTTCACGGTTGACAAGTACCTTGCATCGTCCACCTACATCACGAAGAAGGCAGAGCAGGACATGTTCTACGCCAACGAACTGATGTCTCGCTTTGTTCCTGAACAGGAACGTGCAATTCTGGAACACTTCGAAGCAACAACCTTTGCTGCTCCTGAGGCCGGTGTAACTGCTAACAGCGCAGAAGCTGTTGACGGTATCGCACACCGTATCTCCGGCGGTAATGCTGGTCGCATCGAACTGGAAGACTTCGCGTTTGCTCGTTATGCACTCAAGAAGGCTAATGTTCCTGATCAGGCGATGGTTGCTATTGTTGACCCATCGGTTGAGTTCCAACTCAACACTCTGACTAACCTCGTAAACGTATCCAACAACCCAATGTTTGAGGGTATCGTTTCTGAGGGCATCGCAACCGGTATGCGTTTCGTTGCAAACGTCTACGGCTTCGATGTGTACACCTCTAACTACCTCAAGTCTACTGTTGCTGACGCTGCTCTCTTGGAGCGTGACGGTACAACAGGCAACGACTTCTCCACAGACAACGGTGTTGCAAACTTGTTCTTCAGCGCAAACGCTGTTGCTAACCCGTTTGTCGGCGCATGGAGACAGATGCCTGAGGTGGACTACGAGTACAACAAAGACTATCAGCGTCACGAGTATGTTACTACTTCTCGTTACGGTGTTAAGTTGTACCGTCCTGAGGGTATTGTTAGTGTTGTAACGAACCCTGACGTATGATAAAATAGGGGAGGGCTTCACGGCCCTCCTCTCCATCTGCAATGTAGACTCAAGGGATTACAATGGCAAACGTAAATCACTCAACTCTAACTGACCCATACCTGCACGAGCCTAAGGGTATCGCTGCAGCACCTACAGGTTCAGTCTACATCGCTGATGGTGCCGGTAGCGGAGACTGGAAAAAGAAGCACTCCCACATCAATGGTTACATTAACTTTGATGCTGTTACTCCTGCCTACCAACACTCTGTGACAACAAGCTACGCACCCCTAAACCCAACCTTTAGTACTACTCTTGCTGATGGGTTTACCGGTGCAGTATCACCTAATGCTCGTCTGATCTATACAGGTACAGATGACGCAACGGCTCTCTGTAACTTCACGTTTAACTTTAAGCAAGCCTCCGGTTCAAATCACAACATTGAACTTGTTTTCTACAAGAACGGTGTTCTAATGAACGGTGGTCATATCATCGTGACTGCAAGTTCTGGTGATTGGAAGTCTGCTACACTCTCCGACATGACAAGCCTTTCAACAAATGACTACATCGAAATCTTTATTAAAGGCTCTTCAGCCTTCACGCTTGATGTAGCCTCTGCTTCCCTCATTATCCATACGGTGCCGGCATGAGAACAACACTCCTCTCTATGGTTCAGTCTATCCTCTCCGACATGGACTCAGAGGATGTCAACAGCATTTCGGATACCGTTGAGGCCCAGCAGATTGCCTCCGTTATCCAAGACACATACTTCAACCTTATCTCTGCACGTGAGATTCCTGAACACAAGCAGATGCTTCAGCTTACTTCGTTGTCCAACAGTCAGAAGCCTACGCACTTTCGTTATCCTAACAACACCAAAGAGATTGAGGTTCTGTTTTACAACACGGCTACTACTGGATCGACATATACAGAGGTTCGCTTCCTAGAGCCTATAGACTTCCTCAACCGTGTTGACGAGTCAGCCACTAACACTCTGCAGGTAGAGACTGTAGCTGGTGAGGTTCCTGTGTTTGTGTATACAGACCGTATGCCTAAGCACTACACATCCTTTGACGATGATAACATCATCATGGATGCCTACGATAGCTCTACTGAGTCCACGCTACAGACCTCCAAGTCTCGCGCGTATGGAACTCTCTACCCCACCTTTTCGATCACGGACGATTTCGAGCCTGATTTAGACGATACCATGCTGCCCTACCTGTTGGCTGAAGCTAAGTCTACCTGCTTCTCTCTATTCAAGAGCGGGTCTGATCCTAAGGTAGAGCAGGCTGCACGTAGGCTCAAGTCCTATGTACAGAATGATATGTACAAGACACGTAGAGAAAACAAGAGACCTAAATACGGGAGACATTAATGGTCGAGTTTATTGAAGACACAGCGAACCAGCACTGTGTTTGCAAGTCCGACAAATTTGTCAATGACCTGATTATCGAAAAAGCAAAAGATGGTTACATCTTTTTCAAGATTAGATTTGCAAAGGGTGAAACACCCGCACAACTTAGCGGTAACTACACATCACTTAAGGCGGCTAAGAAGGCTGTAGAGAGATTTGTAAGAAACGCTAAGGAGTCTAAAGCAGCCCGTACAGCTTACTTTAAAGAGAAGCGTGAGGAAAGGAAAAAACAGAATGGCTCAAAGGATCAGCCAGAAAACGGTGAACACCTTCGTGAAGGGTCTGATCACTGAGGCCGGTGAGCTTACCTTTCCTGAGAACGCATCGGTAGATGAATTAAATTGCCTTCTTCAGCGTGATGGTTCGCGCCGGAGAAGGCTTTCTGCTGAATTGGAGACTGATTCTGTAGACTCCTCTTGGAACGTAGACAATACCTTTGTGTTTCATACCGGTATGTGGCGTAACGTAGCCGGTCAGGCAGGCTTCGATCTTCTGGTTGTACAGAACGGCTCAACGCTATACTTCTATGATACGGCTACAGAACCCTATAGCGGCAATGTTAAGGGTTTTACGGTAAACCTATCCTCCTTTGAGCATAGCGGTTCTGCAGGTGCCGGTAACGCCTATGTTGAAATGGCCTCTATCAACGGTGACCTTGTAGTTGTTTCGTCTCAGATCAACCCCTTTTATATCACGTATGATCCGGATACAGCCACGATCAACACCAGCCAGATCAGCATTAAGACCCGTGACTTTGAGTGGCAGGGTGACACAACTGTCTACGATACAAGTCTAGCTACCGGTTCGACTACAAACGAACGTAAGTATGACACAGCTAACGCGGGTTGGACAGGTGCCAAAGGTTCCGCTGCACTCTCCACGTACCTTTCTGCTAAGTCTGCCTACCCTCCCCTGACCCTTGCATGGTATGCCGGTAAGGATTCTAGTGGTAACTTCTCCGTCACTGAGTGGGAAAATATCTTTTCTGGCACGAGCCTTACAGGTAACGGACACTTTATTCTTGACTTCTTTGCTAAGGATAGGACTACAGCAAGCGGTGTTACCGGTATTGCTGTTGAGTATGAGAACAGCCGTTTCCAGTCTGTTGCTGCATTCTCTGGCCGTATCTTCTACACAGGATTGACTTCCGCAAAGAATGGTGGTAGAATCCTATTCAGTAAACAGCTTGATAATATTTCGGAAGCTGGTCAGTGCTACCAGCAGAATGACCCTACCGCAGAGGACTTTAGTGATCTGCTGGATACGGATGGTGGGACTATCCTCATTCCGGAGGCGATGAATATTCAGAAGCTGTATGTTGTTAGCAGTTCTCTCTACGTTTTTGCTGAAAACGGCGTGTGGCGTATTAGTGGTGTTGACAACGTATTTAGGGCTACTGAGTATTCTGTACAGAAGGTTACGTCTACCGGTATCCAGAACGCTAGAACATTTGTAGACATTGAGGGTGTACCTGTTTGGTGGTCTAAGCACGGTATCCACACTGTTAGCATTGACAGTGTAAGTGGCAATGCAGGTGAACAAAACCTTTCTCTCGGGACTATCCAAGACTTCTTTGACAGTATTGATGGCAACGCTAAGAATAACTGTAAGGGTGTCTATGACGCTATTAACAAGAGAGTGTTGTGGTTTTATCCGGAGAACAATGAGACTGTAGTTAACAAAAAGAACAGAGTCCTTACACTTGACGCAACACTACAAGCCTTCTACCCTTGGAAGGTATCGGACGAAGCAAGTAACACTTCCTACATTGTAGGTGCAGAGTACTATAGCGGCTTTGGTTCTGACGTTGTTGACGTAGATGTGTTGTTGTCTACCGGTGACGATGTTGTAACCTCTACAGGTGATGACGTTGTAATTAACAGACTGTCACAGATTGCTGAGGCTAACTCTGCTATTATCCTGATGGTCTGTAACGGAGTTACGGGCAAGATGACAATGGCTCTGTTCAAAGGAACAGACTTCCTTGACTGGAACACAACAGACTACAGCAGCTACGCAGAAGCAGGCTACAACTTTATGGGCGACTTGATGCTCAAGAAGACAAGCCCATACGTAATTGTCTACATGCGGCCTACAGAAGAAGGCTTTACAGGTACAGAACTTACAGGCTACGATCCTATACGAGAGTCGTCAATACTTGTGTCATCCTACTGGGATTTCCGTACTACTACTTCTTCAACCGCTCAACAAGCCTACCGGCTCAAGTATGTTCCTGTAGTCAATACATCGAACTTAGCTGAGTGGGATTATCCGGAGGAGGTTGTCTCTACCAGACTTAAACTCAGGGGTTACGGGCGTAGTATGCGTCTCAGATTTGAGAGTGAAACTGGTAAAGACTTTATCCTCTTAGGTTATGGAGTTCTTCAGGGTGCGAACCAACGCTTCTAAGAGACTAAAGGGAATTAAAGGTTCAAGCTTTTCGGTTGATTTAGAATACTCACAAGAGTACGTCATCATTCATTTGCCGGAGATAGAGAAGTTTGACAAGGGTGTCTACTTTGAAATGCTCTACCTACTAGAAGACTGGTGGGAGTTCTTTCAGACTGTAGGCTACAACAATATCTATGCTGCGGTGGACCCTAATAATGGTAAGATAAATCGCCTGCTAAGAAAACTAGACTTTAAGGCCATAGGTACAGCAGACAACATGCGTATCTGGTCATACACAGGAGAATAAAATGGGGCCAGTAGTATCAGCAGTAGCCGCAGTAGGTGGTCTACTCCAACAGCGTAAGGCTGTAAGGAGTCAGGAACGTGCAGCCGCAGCACAGGCTCAGGCAGTAGAACGGCAGGAGCGTCAACAAGAAGTGGCTGCAGCAGCTTCTCGTAGACGTTCGGTACGTTCGGCTCAGGTCCAGAGGGCAAGAGCGTTGGCTTCTGCACAGGCTCTAGGGGCTACCGGAGGCTCAGCTATTGCAGGGGGTACGGCCTCCTTACGTTCTCAGTTGGGTACGAACTTGGGCTTCCAGACGCAGATGTCTGGTCTATCTAGAGAAATTAGCGGTTTCTCTCAACAGGCTGGTGTTGCTATGGGTCAGGCACGTAGAGCCTCTAATATGGCTAGCCTCTATGGTGGTGTTGGTCAGTTTGCAGGACAGTTTGATAGCTTCGAAGACTTTACAGGGCAGTTTACGGGATGATGGATCGTCCGATTGGTGAAGAAGAGCTTCGTCCCATCGGTGAGGAAGTAGGTGTTGAGGAACCTCAGACTACACAGTCCAGTCTAGAACGAGACCTCAACAACTACCTTATCACTAGAGACGAGAATGCAACTACAGAGAGTGCCTACGCACGTCTCTCCTCTATGTCTGTCAACAATCTGATTGAGAGCAGTCTGTTCACTGAGGACCTTCAGGAAGAGCGTAGACAGCGTCAGGTCGCTGACCTA